ATGAAATTTAATCATTTTTCTGCTAATATATGTTAGATAATATACACTTCACTAGTTGAATTGTATTTTTGTTTAACATATCTTAACGGCTGTAAATTTCAAACAAAATTATTATTGATTTATCAATAATACTGGATTACAAATTTTAATTGATTTGATTCGCAGACGACTGCGTTAACACCTGGATAAAAACCATCTCAATTAAAGTTTGTTCTTAAATGCTATGCTTAGGACTATAACAATATTTATTATTATTATATATATTTGATAGGAGACTATCAGGGGCCTTGTTAAATGAGTTGTATTTGACAGCGTTTTGGCGAATTGTGAAAACCAAGCGCTGGATGATGATACAATTTGCGTTTAATGGGCTCTCCATAGCGTGGGATAATAATGTCTTTATTATCTCATGCTTCCAAAGCAAACACTATACCCTATATTTATATAGGGTAACCCGGTAAAAGGATTAAGTACACGGAAACAAACGGAAATTTAATTGGACACCTTCTATAGTACGGGTATATCCCCTATTATAGAAGTTTTTCTTTGCACTGGTATATTTATTTATACCGGATCGCAGGAGTGTTTCTTTAAAAGGAAAGAAAACGCGCCGCAACTAATCAAAAACAAGCGACTTACTGGTTGAAAACGAAGTACCATCGGCTTATAGGTGAAACGAGGAAATAGTATACCTGAAGCATACATAAATCTCGAGACCACGGAGGATACGAGATTATGTATTGCGTAACAGATATTATTTCACTGCCACTTAAACTATAAGGCCTGTATTTTGTATAATACTACGGATTTATCGCTTAGATTAGTCAATGTAACGGAATGGAATACGGAACACAACAGAACTACACAACGGAATCAAATGGACTTGGATGTAATGGAAAGACTTACAAGTACTACGCGTATTATTATAATACGCGTAGGCTTGTAAGCCTTACTAGCCTCAAGGAATATCAAAAATGGTTATCTTATGATTATACACATGTATTTGTGCATAAAATGAGTAAGATAATCTTTTTTAATGTTCCATCTGGCAATGTTGGTCTAGTCAAGAAATTGGTTAGAACAATTTTGTCGGATTATGAGGCACAGGGTTTGCGACTCAATCTATCGCAAACCTGGGTTGATTTCCTTGATGGTTGTAATGCAATCGTCACGGGAATAGCCAAAGTTGGAGCAGCCACTAATAAGTGGAAAGAAGGAGCTGATAAAATTGATGAAGCGGTAGATTACATAGCGCAAGCTGTTAGTAATAGACCTACTTTTGATTTTCTAGCTTTAAAGATAGTTAAGACTTTGATGGACGTCATATCACTATTTCGTTATGGTGATATGTATAGTATGGCTAACGTACTATTATCTTTTTATAACCTGTTTACAGATTATAAAGTGATATGTCCAGAATCAATGGATGCATTATTCTTTTCAGCATGCTCGACACTACTACCTCCCTCTATATACGAAGTTTTTAAAAGGTTGTCACTTTTTACGAACTCCAAATTGTTAGATGACATGCACGCATTAGATACTTTAGTATCAATCGTGCATGAATTCATAACAAAGACGCTAGTTTGGTTCAAGCTAGAGTCTTATATAGAGGTTGTAGATAGCATGTTTTCATATTTACCATTCGGTAAGAAGATGGTATATATTAAAAACATGAGAACCATAGTGAATAAGTACACCCTAGACCCTAAGAGTCTGAACGATCCACTGTTTAGAATTAGAGTCAAGGAGAGTGAGAAGAAAATGAAGCAAGATTTAGATTTTCTTGAATGGTGTAAGCGTTCGCAATCATTATCAGTATTACTTGGCGAGTTTACTCGCCTCTGTAAGAACATTAAAGGTTACGAATGTGCTTTGAGAATTGAGCCCAACTGTTTTGTATTCGAGGGACCCCCCGGATGCAAAAAGAGTATATACACAGGTAAACTCTGTGAACTACTCACTAAGAAAGACTCAATGACCATTTATTCTCACTTAATTAAAAGCGTATCAGATGGAAAAGACTGGTACGATTCTTACAACAACGAGGACGTCTTCCTAATGGATGACGTTGGACAGCAAGGAATTAGTCAGTGGAGAACCCTAATTAATATGGTTTCACCACTTAGATTACCCTTGGACTGCGCGGAAGCGAAATTAAAAGACACAAAATTTTTTAGTTCCCAAAACATATTCATAACAACGAATAAGTTTTCTCAACTACAAGGTTTTGCGAAAAACGACGGTATATCAGATCCACATGCCCTCTGGAGAAGAGGCTTTGTATTTGATTTTACTGACGTGGAAATGGACAAACAAACTGGAACTTTAAATGGACTTATATTGTTTAAACATTATAACATAGATGATAATAGTTGGGTAAATGGTTTTCCACCTTATGTGAAGACTAATTTACCAACATCATCCGATTCAAGTGATGAGCTTAAAACTCTAGCTTGGATGCGTAAAATTGTTATAATGTTTGATCAATATAAGAAAAATTTTGCACAGGAAACAAATTTGACAGCATCGCAATTAGCAATAATTGACGATATAACTCAAGAATTTGATAAAAATTATGATGGCACTACAGAAGAATACTATGACGCCGAGACTTATTTTAATGATGAACAGGGTAATGTTGATGCGGGTAGTTATTTTAATGACTACATGGATCACATTACTTGCGTTATAGACTTGCTAATGGAATATAAGACTTACCTGTTAAGTCTTGTGCCAACATATTTTTTATCAAAGAATTATCTTTCTCTAGCACTAATTACATTAGGGCTAGGGCTAGGATATTATTTGGGTAAATACATAGTCAAGAGTTTTAGAGGAAACGATATTACTCCAGAAGCTAAGTATAATAAACTTAAAAATTTGTTTAAAAACGAAACGGAACTGAACTACGATACAGCCTTTATACATAAAAATATAAAGGATGTTAAAATTAAAACACCACACGGAGAGTTTGCAGTTACTGCAATCTTATCAGGACACTACGCTATAGTTCCTGCACATGCTGCTTTTGAACAACATTGTTTGATGCAAATTGTGCAGGATGCGGTACGTAATCTAGTTTTGATAGATTATATACCGGTTGACAGAGTTTATATAAATCAACATGCAGATGTTGCTATATATAAATTGCCTGCGAAAGGTTTAACTCCTTTCAAACAATTGTCACATTTGTTTGAAAAACCCAAGAATCAAGATGTGGTTTTGATTACAAGTATGGGATGTATACCATTAATGAATCATATTAGAAATGATGATCTTAGTGATATTTACTATTCAAATGCCCCTCAAGGGTATGAAGCTTTTAGTAATTATATCACCGCTAAAGAAAGACTTGATTATCAAATATCATGCCCGACTTTATGTGGATCACCAGTTTTTGATGGATCTATTAGAGGTATACATGTCGCCGGAAACGGCATCAATGGCACTTCAGTCATATGGAGTGACAAAGTTATACATGCGATTAAAACTATACTATCTACGGATAGTTATATCTTGCCAATGGAAATTAAACCACTAAAACAAACGGAAAATTTATCGGCTACGCAAGTAGACTATAAATTTAGCGAAACAACACCAAAGGACTCACACTACGCACCAACTAGGATATTTGGGGTGTTCCCTGTAGAACGGGAACCCGCAGATATGCTATACGACGGACCACACACAGTTAAAACATTGATGAGGAAGAATATGTCTATAAACAAACCACTAGATCTCCCTCTTTATGAGGAAGCTGCTAAGGGTTTTGATTGTTTCTTTAGACCATATGATAAATGCACAGAACAGGAAATTGTTGATGGATTTGAGCTTATTGCTAAAATAAATTCAAAAACATCCAACGGAATGTTTTATGATGGTACTAAAGACGATTATATAGACTATGAGAATAAGTGCTTTAAGCAATCGTTTAAAGAGCATATTCTCGATCTTGAGAGTGAGATTTTAAAAGGACGTATTCCGCCGGAATTAGTCTTTGTTAAAAGTACTCTTAAAGATGAAGTACGTGATAAGGCAAAGCAAGGTAAGCCGCGAGCTTTCCAAGTTATGCCGTTATCAGTACAGGTTCTTACTAAGAAATACTTCGCCAAATTTGTTCAGAATATTATTAAAACGCGAGACTTTCATAAAGTTAGTGTTGGAATTAACCCATTTAAAGAATGGGATAATTTTTACACTAACATTAAAAACCACAAAGGTTTTGACATGGACTTTCCCGATTGGGATGGAAACATGTTAGCTGCAGCGCAAGATATTATTGTGAAACATATGATGAAGTATTTCGAAGGTACGGACGACGATAGAACAGTAGCAGAGGTCGTGTTACGCACTATTATTTTTAAAGTAATAGTATGTAATGACGACGGCTACCTTGTCACCCATGGTTTACCATCAGGGAGTTTTTTAACTGCTATCGTCAATAGCTTAGTTAATTTACTCAATGGTATGGCATGGTATGTCAAGTCGACTGGAAATAGATCAATACGATTTTTTAATGACGTAGATTATTATACCTACGGGGATGATAATGTTACCATCATTAAAAATGAAAAGTTGTACGACAAACTCAATGCGATTACCTACAGGGATTTTCTAAAGGATATCGGTATTGAGTGTACAACTGCTGGAAAACAAAAAGTTGTAGAACCTTTTGTGCCAATCAATGAGTTGGTTTTTTTGAAGAGAAAATTTGTTTTTTCTATTCATTTAAACAAAATGATGGGAGCTTTGGATGTTAAGTCCTTGCTCTCTGGTTTGAATTGGTACGATACTTCTAGCAACGATACGCCGGACAAGATTTTGAGAGATAAAATTGCTTGTTTTCAAAGAGAAGCATTTTTACACGGGCCTCAATTTTTTGAGGAAAAAACACAGAGGTTGAGAGAGTATTGCTCCTTAAATGGAGTTGAATACTCTCCTTTATCCTTCGAGTACTTAGTTAAGTTGTACTCGGAGGATTTTGATACTTTTTCTGATCTTTTAATGAAAAAGTATGATATCTCTTTACTTAGTTAATTTTATTTTATTTTATTTTAATTTAATTTTATTTAATTTTTAATTTTATTTTATTTATTTTATTTATAGTTTTCTTTAAATATATTAGGGTTATAAGCGTAAGCGCCACGAAGATTTTTAGATAAACACCATATGCAATTCTTGGAACATAAATTGCATATTATATATTGTTCTTTCTTTTATTATTATTTATATTCAAAATTTTTATTATTTTTACATTTTTTACTTTATATAGCTTTTCGTTTTTATAAAGCTCGTAGCCCTCACGTTGCGGAGAGTGGAAACGCCACTGCATTAGTTATTACTTCAAAAACAGACCATAATATGTACGATACTCCTGATTTAGACCAGATTGGTTCGCAAGAAGAAGCTCATGATACTGCGCTCGACTATAAAGGTATAGTCGAGTCGTTGAATATTTATGACTCTTTTCCTGACCCTGGTTACATGAAGGAATCTATGCGTATGGATTACTCTGCTATTTTGAATAAACCTTTTCATGTGGATAGTTTCGATTGGCGTACTTCGGACTCAAGAGGGTATTTGCGACAGTATAAAGTTCCCTATAGTTTTTTACGCAGTTCATTGGCCAAGATACCATTTTTATCTTCTACCTATTGGCGTGGAAACATATGCGTTATTCTTAGTGTCTCTGGTACACCTATGCACCAAGGCACCATTATCGCATCTGCTCAACCACACAATGCTGGCAGTAAATCTGTAGGATCACTCAATAATGTCAATACCCAATTTGCTAGTCCTCACGTACTCCTATCTCCTAACAACGCTACGGCTACTTGTTTAGAATTTCCCTTTTATTACCCTGTACATTATATGAAAACTATGATTGACGATTCAACACAAACAACTACTGATTGCCCTTATTACAATTCGGGCTATTTAGTCTTTACAGTGCTAAACCCTTTGCAAGGTGGCTCTACTTCTTCTAACTCTGTTTCTGTTAATATAAGTGTGAAATTCGATAAGCTTGAGTTTTATGTCCCTAAGCCCATCCTATCTTCAACTACGACTGTTTTGAGTGCTGAGGCAGGTATTGTTTCAGGTTACATAGATGGATTCTTTAATGGACTTAAAAACATGGGCGGCGATTTGTTGGATTCATGTAGGTCACTTGTTAAATATTATACTGGCCTACATCAACCAAATCTCCCCGTTCTTGAACATGTTCATAGAAGACAGCTACTCAACTATCATAACCCTGTTGAAGGACCGACGTTCATAGAACGTATGGATCCTTTTATCAATCATGATAGATTGCACAGTAAACCTTATTTCAATACCAAGGTAGATGAGATGTTTATGCCATTTCTACTATCTAAACCTCAGTATTTAAATACTTTCACGGTTCGAGCTACAGATGTTATAGGAACACTACTCGCTTCAATACCGATATCACCTTATCAAATCATAAACAAAGATAGAACGCAACAGTCTTTGCAGAACTTGTTTTATTTATCTAGTAGATACTGGAGAGGAAATATTGTTATTTATCTCCAGTCATCCATGAGTAATATGCACTTTCTTAAGACTTTATGTGTTAAACAGTACGCCACCAGACCAAATGGTGTAGCTCCACTTTTTGATGATGTTCTTAATCTTCCTTCCGAGTCGGTAGAATTCAGTAGTGGCGGTCAAATAGCCAAAATAGTTATCCCTTATTATCAAGATAAAGGACAAATATATTGCACTACAAACTCCACAGTTAATGCACTGTTGACTGGACGCTTTAATATTTATTTACAACAGCCTTTAGTTAATTCTGGAACAACGGCTGATAATGTGTCTATTAATGTTTTTTATGCCTTAGAAGATTTCAACTTCTATGGTCATAACGTTAATACCATTGTCCCCTTTCTAGTTACTTCTACTGACGATGATGTAAATCAAGTATTACCAATCCCGCCACCAGTTGCACCATTAGTTACTACTATGCAACCAGAATCATCTTTTACACCTTACAATGTTAACAATCAGCAAATGTTGGAGTCAGTAAATGTGGTTGTCGACGAACAGCACAGTTTTGATATGCGTCCCATAGTCTCTGTGCGTGATTATGTACGTAGGTATCAACAGGCTAAGCCTATTGCTGCCACCAGTGCAATATCACTAACACAGGTACTGAGGGATTCTTTTGGCCCGATCATTTACTTGTACAATGGCTTCTTAGGAGGTGTGCCGTCAAGGTAGAGTTTCCAAGCACTACCAATGTTGAGCGTATAGTCTACTATCCACCCAATGAACAACTAGATTCATCCGGTCGCCTATCAAACGGTGACTTTTCCTTTGCACCACTTTCAACTTCAACTGCAGAAAGTTATACGGTAGGGGGTATGAGAGTTTTTGAGTTTATTGTAGTTCCCAAAACTCCTTTCAAATTTAATGATGTAGCAATTGCTGCACTTAGTGGTAACCCCAACAAATCTATTGGCCTTATCAGATTTTTTGATAAAGACAATATTGGTGTTACACCTAATTCACAAATTCGAATATTTACAGCCTTTACTGATGAAGCCAGACTAGGTTTTCAAACTTTCGTTCCATCGATCTTTTTTGATACTCAGTCTGTCTTCGCCGACACAATCGCAACAAACGATACGATACAAAATCAACTTTATTTTTACAAAAATTAGTTACCACTCTTTTTTATTGAAGATCATAGTTTAATATAATTTATTATAGATATGCTAGGGTCTTTAATTACTAG